CCCAAAATGAAGGAAAACCAAAATCCTTTGTCGTTTCGCTGTTCGCCGCTTCAATGCCCTTAACCAGAGCGAAGGGATTAGCGGGTACATTGCAAATAGAAAATTCTAAAAGTTCCTGTTTGCGGAAAATGAGCGATGTTCCGTCCCTGCCATCCTCTTTAGACGGTATTTCAATCTCCATAACCCGAAAGCCCACTGAACCAGCCCTGATAACTCCGGCCTTCACACGCTGCCCGATACTCCACCCGAAAGGGTCATAGCTTTTGTCATTGAAGTACACCAGCCCATGAAGCCCCTGGTCATCAACCGTAAGCCCTTCCATTTTTCCGATAGCCGGAATATCGTAGCGGTGCGCCCACTCGATAACAGGATTATCCATGTACCGCTTGAAGTCCCAACCATGCGGATCAATCCGTTCTCCAAATCGGTCAAGGTCAAATGTTGAAAGCGTCCAAGGTAAGCCCTGCCCCGCCTCTGCATCAGCAGTAAGCAAAAAAGGAACCGAGGCTATCAGTTCCACGTCCCCTATAACTTTTTGTATTCCCGCCGTTCCATTCTTCACACCCAAAAAATCCAGCAATACCGGGGTACAACCAGCCCGATATTCCCCGCCCTTAGTCCTAATAACCATAAAATATTCTCCCCTAATTAATTATGTCCTCAACATTAATAAGCCCTTTTCTAAGCCCGTTAATCAAAATATCTACAGGCGTATTCCCTCCGCATTTCCGGTATATATTTTTCTTGTGCGCTTTTATTGTGTTTATGCTTACTGATAAAATATCCCCTAACTCTTTGTTTGAATTATTTTCGCCAGCCATTTTAATAATTTGAAGTTCCCGCTGTGTAAGTTTTTCATCAAATGAAAAACCATCGTCCTTTTTATCAAGAACCGCTTTTACATCATCAGGGCAATAACGCTGTCCCCAAGAAACATCTTTAATGGCTTTATCAATATTGCATTCAGTGTCCCTAAGCGAAACAAAACTTTCCGCTCCGGCAGCGATGAACCTTGCAGCGGCAACAGGCTTTACTTCACAAGCGGCCCAAACAACAATTCTTATGTGCCTGTTGCGTTTCACCATTTGATGGACAAGTACATCGGTACTGTGCCCAAGAAAACAATTTTCTATGAATATAAATTTGATAAATGTAGTTCTCATTTTTTCCGATAATTCATTTTCACTCGAAGCAGTTAAAACCGATAATCCGCAATCCATAAATTTATCCTTTAGCATTCCAGCGAAGAATATAGCGTTAGTTGCAATAATAACGCCCCTATTCCCCATCAGCCCCCCTGTTATTATCAATAGGCACAAGGCTTTTAGGCCTGTACCAAACATCGCCCCAAGGTTTAGGCTCTTTGCCTCTCTCTTTCAAAACATCATTGATTGTTTTAATTCCGGCGTTAATTTCCGCAATATCCCTTTTACTCTGTGCGTCCTCATTTTCCTGCAATTCCGGTATATCCCAAAGGTCAAAGCGTCCATTTTCCTTTAATCCAAACCGCATAAAAAATTGAGCTTCAAGAATTTGCTCAAATTGGCGTAACAGGGGAATTAGGGTATACTGCCAAAATGCGGAGTGCTGCTCTTTAGTGTCCTTGCCGGAAAGAGCCGTTGACTTGTCAGAGATATTGGCGACACGAGGGGGAATTCCAAACTTCGCCAAAATCGTGTAGAGGTTCCACCGCTTTAATTCAAAAAGCTTTACCACATCGGGATTAAACGAAAGAGCCTCAAAGCTGGTTCCCTTGCCGAGCACGGCAATCTTACGCCCCGCCTTTACCTGCCCGTACTTACTTTCCCACCGCCGTTCTATTGCGTCGGCTTCTTCGGGTCTTAGTGTTTGGTCAGTTTTCAGTAAGCCTTGCGGTATTGCGTTATTTTTGAGAAGCGTAGAGTTTGCTTTATTTGCGAAATAATCCTGTTCAATTTCCAGCGACAGGGAAACCAGCGGATTTACGCCCCGCAGTGGGTTCCACGGGTTCCAATCCTTGAAGTGGATTATCTCGTCAGAAAAGATAGGTACTAATTCGGCTCTGGCATGGTAAAACCAGCGCCATTTCGTGTTTGTAAAATCTCTTTGCACATCCAACCCCTCTCCCTCAAGTTGGAGTTTCCGGGGGTTAAGAATGTACAGTTGTTTCGGCAGGCCGCCTGAATAATCGGGTCCGAACCACCAAAACGCCTCGCCCTCCATGAACCACCATGCGGCGGTCTCCTTCCACAAATCGTACCGGCTTAACCGTTCATTCGGTCTGTGGAATAAATCAAAGAGGTGTCCGGCTTTTAATTCTACCCCCGCTCTTTCGAGTACGAAATCCGCACGAGCGACATTACGGGTTAAAATATTAACCGCGATATTCACCCATGCGTTGCAAAGATAGTTGTCGTTGAAGTGGTCTATATATAATTTACTAAAATTGTCATCAAAAGTCAAATAATTACTGAAACTATTATTGTTAGTTTCAGATAACGTACCTTGTGTTTTATGTCGCTTGGAGATTGGTTTTTGTCTCTGTTGGCTAAAAGTAAATAATTTAAAGGGGTTCATAAAAGAATAACCCCCTGTTGAACATCGGAAAACACCGCATACCGCAGGGCGTCAAGAAAATGGTCGTTCACTTTTACTATCTGCCCCGTTTCATCCCTGCAATAATCCCAAATCTCAGAAAGTACCCCACTGCATTGTTCGCTTACAAAGAACTGCCGCCGTTCAATTTTGGCGTTGATATAGTCAATCCCGCTGTCTACGCTGTTATTAGCCCTAACACCCCCTGTAATTTCCTGTATGCGTTCCCCGCCAGCCGGATCGCAATACACAGGCATACCCATTTCATCAGGGCAATCCATCCAGCCCCTTGCGGTCAGTTCTTCGTTAAAGGATTGGGTAGTCATGTTAAACGCTCCGTAATCACACAGAACATAAATAACATCACCAAGCCACCCAATTTTTACAAATGTGATATTAAGCCCGAAGTCCTGCCCCGCAGCGTATCGGTCAAAGCGTTCAGGAATGTCGGCAGCCTTAACAATCATCGTTTCATCAAAGCGGTCATAGATTACGCCTTCCGCCTTTACCCACATACCATCCCTAAACCTTGCCCTTTGCTTTTCAGGAAGGACATCAAGAATGTCAGAGATATAATCTTCCGGCAGATTGGCCTTGTTATCTTCCGGGTTTAGTAACATGGATTGATACAGTTCCGCTTTTTCTAAAGGTTCCCCGTTTAGAAAAGTCCGTTTCAAGACAAATATTTTATAAGCCCAATGTAAGGGGCTGCCCGGATTGCAGTCATAGAAAAACAGGTTCCGGCAGCCTTCCACCCGCATAGCAAGCCGTGAATAGGCAGTAGTAACCGTTGCATAACTCAACTGTGATATTTCGTTAAAATATATCGTGTTGTACTCATGCCCAAGTATCTTGTCTGCTTGTTCTCTGTCGCCCAAGCCACCAATCCATATTTCAGAACCGTTGAACAATGTGATTACATTTTCATGGACAAGGTAGGTATAGCCATTTTTGCCAATCGTATTATCTAGCCACGGAAACAAAGTCTCCCGCAGTACTGATGAACGAGCGTCCTTTGCCCTGTATCTGCAAATCAAATGACGGCTGCCGGCAAACCGCAAAGCCCGATAAATTATCGCCATCACCAACACAGTAGTTTTTCCTGAACGAGAACCGCCGAAAAGCAAGATATGTTTCGCCCCGCTTTTCAACAAGGCAAGAGCTTTACGCTGAATAGCCGTAGGCTTGAACACAACCGAAGTTCCCATACGTCCCGCCTACAGCCCTTGAAAATCAGGCACAAAAGACAATTCGCCCTGTTTCGGCTCTGCCTTACCGTCTTTACTTACAACCAGCCCTGCCGCTTCACGCTCTGCCCTGATTGCCGTTGACACCCATTCAGTTACATTGCCCTGTGTCAGTTCTTCGGGGTTCATGCTGTCCAGTTTTTTAGAAACCACCTCTAACATTTTCCCCGTAACTTTCCTGTGCAATTCGCCCTGGGCTTCAATCGTTTTCCGCAATTCCCCCTGTTTCAGTTTCTCTGTGTAATTGTCATAATCCGCCGCCCGTTCCCGCCATCGGTATTGAGTACACCAGTTCCGCCACACCCGGTAACGCTTCGCCCTTACACCCTCATCTTTTTCCGTGCTGTCTACAGCCTTGCGGATATTCCTTTCAGCCCCAAAATCACGAAAAGCACAGAAAGCCGCAAACGCCGCCGATGTTTCCCCAGGCAGCCGCTCCCAGCTTTCAAAGGGCAGAATCTCCGCTTTCGCCTGTTCTATGGCTTTGTCAAAATCCATCATGATACGCCCCCGGCAGAAGAAACCGCGCCGCTTTCAATTCCCCTGTCC